AGTGCCCCGATAAGCAACAACCAGCGTTATAGCACTGCTTGTGAGTGAAGCGATCTCCCACCAGGTCTCTCCTTCTGAGTTTTTTCCAACAAAATCTTTTGCGGCCAACACACCCGTAAGATCCTCAGTGGTGTTCACCGTGGCCGATCCATCCACCCAGGCCAATGTGCCGGATAGTGCGGTATGCGCAGGACTCTTGGCTACTCGGACTTCATCACCGCCGGACAAGCCTGTTGATGCCTTCGTGATGGTCTTGTAGGGGTTGCCTGCGCTACCGTCGCCGGTGTCGTCATCGCCATTTGTGTAATCGCAATATACTATCGTCATCTACAAGACCTCTTCAAAATTTAAAGCAAAGTTGGTATTAACAGAAATCCGGTCACATGGACCTCGATCTTGCCGGTTGTTCCCGGTCCGAGAACTAGCTGAATTGGCTTGCCAGCATCTAACTGGATGGATTTTGCCACCGATCTCTTTGCCACGGTCTTGACAAAATCGGCATCGGCTATGATTCTACCCGGAGCAGCACCAGTTCCGAGGTTGATTGTGCCATCAAACGCCTCTGTGATTCGGTAGAACACATTTGTGACAATGAAATCGTAAGGCAGAGCATCGACAAGGATATAGGTAGCATCTTTTGTTATAGCCGCCATTCGGTAATCTTGGAGTCTGGCTGTTTCGTTCGACTGCTCTTCCTCTTCCCGAAGGATGCCTTCAAAAGTTACTTGTTTTTCGATCATCTATTTATTCACTCCTAAAAATGTTTAAGCCTCCAGGATTGCTTCCCATGTGTAATCTTTGCCAGATGTCACAGTTACATAGAAATTGGTGGCATCGGCAGGAGTGGCATTCCAGGCAATGGCTGTCCCTGCCGGGTCCTCGGTGGGGTAGATCTTTACCACCGTGGGCTTGGCGCTCAGGCCGTGGGCTATGGTCTGCTGGCTGCCGGTGCCCGTGGAGGTGCCCCGGTTGTAATCGGCATATGCAGGGACTTTGTAGACGACCATCTAGCCTCAAATAGTGATCTCTACACAATGGGTGGTAGCGTTCCAGTTTACCGCCCGGTGATTAGCGGCAGCATAGCCAGATAGGCTATTATGGGCAATGTTAGCAGCATCAGCCGCCAGGGTAATGTCGTCTGTGTTATTTGTGACAGTTACGCCCGTGCCTGCCTTGATGGTCTTGAGCCTGAAATCTACGCCAGACTTTTCTTTGTAGACCTGACCCGCCCCTGTGCCTACGTTGGAACAGGTGTTTGTTTCGCCGCTGGCGCTATCCGCCGCCCATGCAGAGCCATTATAAAACATCCTGGCATTGCTGTCTATATCATAGACGTACCAGCCTTCTGCAGGAGTGGCATAGTCCCAGCTCGTGCCGTTATAGGTAGCAATCTTGCCCGCATTGCCCGCCCAGGCCCCGGTAGGAGCAGTATCAAGTAGATACCTGTCCCCCTCGGTAGGTGAGCCGGGTGGATCATTGAGGATATCCAGGACCGGCTGCTGCCAGCCCTGGTAATCTCTTGGTACAACTGGATATAGAGCCATAAGTCATCTCCTAGCCGGATTTCTCCGGCTTCTTCTCGGGCTTGATCTCCTCATAGCTGCTGGGGTCCTCAGATACCCGCTTGAGGGTGGCCGGATCGGCCACCTCCCAGATTACTCCGGTAGCCTTATTCCGGAAGAGCCGGGCAGGGGCTTTTTCTGTATCCCCCATCTATGCCACCTTCAGGACGGCCAACTTGCCCACCATGTACCCGCTCGATATCTGCAAGTATCCTGTAGAATTCATGAATCTGGCAGACTCTAATGGCCCGAACCAGTAGACTCCGGCAGTAGGAGCATCAAATGAGTAGTTCCCGATGCTTGCCCGGAATGCTTGTGCGCCGTCTCCTGCCATGATATCAAAATAGTCCAGGGTCGTGTTGTAGCTCGACGTGAAATTGAGCCCTACAATTAGATCATAGCCTTCTGGCCAGTCATAGTAATTGACTGAACCATTCCCTAAGAGAGAACTCCAGGCAGACGGAGCGCGGGCATAATCGTTTTGGCTATCCAGGCTGGATACGGCAGAGATAGCAGTGTAGGTTGCCCCGGCCATACCCATGATGGACATGGCCAGGAAAAGGATTAAGAAGAATTTCTTCATATTGTTATCACCTCTTAGCTCCATGAGACAGTCAGAACGCCAAGATGTTCAGGGCGAACTACCTTTATGCCAAAGACATATTCTCCATCGACCTTCTTGGCGAACTGCTTTTCCATGTCCATAATTCGGATATCTTGGACCTGAGACGCGAAGGTGATGGCTTTGCTTGTGCCGAAGAGGATCTTATATTTGGCTCCAGCCGTATTCGGTACATTGTGGCTCTTGAGGATCTGGAAGCCACCGATCTCTGCAATCGATCCATTCAGTACCGCTCCTGCAAGTGCTGATGTTCCGGCCATGCTGCCGGTGAGCTTCAGATCTTTCTGAATTAGCCCGGCGAACCTGGGCGGAACTATCATCCATCTACCCTCAGATCCTACTTTGGAGTCATCCAGAGCAACACCACAGTCAGCAATCAGATTATAGACATTCTGAGCATCTCCGGCTGTGAGGTTGGGGACTTTGGCCGTGGCATCACTGCCCACTAAGTTGCTGGCGCTTGCGTCTGTATAGAATGATGCGATTGCTTGATCAATAGCATCCCGGACAGCATAGGCTGCCTCTTTGTTGTTCTCTCCCATGATATCCAGGCGGGTCTGTTTAGTGTCCTTTGTGCTGACCTTGAAATTGAAATACTTGTCATAGTCAATTGTCATCTCAAGGTCAGAATCGAGGACCGTCTCGGGATCTGCCATATCCGCATTCTGAGTATAATCGCGGACAGTTACCGCGCCAATTCCCACAATCCGGACGGATTTTGCGAACTGTACCTCTCCCTCATAGTTCCGATTCGTGATGCCTTCCTGGCCGTATACTAGGGCCTTCTGGAGCTGGTGCTGCACGTCCGCAGCCACCACTTCAGGCTTCCATGATTCAAATGCCATATGAAATATCACCTCTACTTAATCCGGCCTTCTCTGGCAGCCATGACGATCTCTGCATGTTGTTCATCAGTCATGCCTTTAAGCCGGAGTTCTCTGATTTCAGATTCAGTCCAAATTTTCTCTTTCCCTAGGTCTTGCTGGTTCGGGGGGTTGCTCCCTGCCCCGGTCTTTTCGGGTTTGATATTCGCTAGAAGTCCGAGACTTGCCAGCTCCTGGACATCCGCCTCAATCTCTTCTGGTGTAGATCCTACCACCCGCTTAAGGAGGGCATCAATCTTATCCGGATGAGCCCCGGCCCGCATCAATGCCCGGAGCTTAGCGGCTTCCAGCCTGGCGGCGTCTGCCGCTGTCTTGTGCTGGTCGCGTTCTCCGGTGATCCTCTCAAGCTCGGTCTTGCTGGCTTCATCGGCAGCCTTTTTAGCTGCCAAGATCTCCTTCACATCCTTGATTTTGAGTCCAAGATCAGAAAGCCCTAGCTGTTTTTCTAACGCTTCCCGGTCTTCTCTCAGTCTGCCGCTGACTATCTTTTGAAGTTGTTCGTCAGTGTAATATTTCCCCTGGGTCCCAGGTGTGCTATCTCCGCCCTGTTGTTCATCGCCGGGCGCTGGCGCTGGTTCAGTTTCTCCTGCCATAAGAATTAACTCCCGCCATTTCAAGTCTGGCGTAGACTGTGATAAGTATCTTAGAATCGTGCTGCTGTGGCGATATTATGAGTGCATCTCGGATGGAAGAGCCCCGCCGCTCTGGCTTCATCGAGCGTAGGATAGCCCGGCGTCTTGCCAGTGAGGCTCACTATCCGGCCCACCCAAGCCCGGCAGATATCGCAGGTGTTCTTGGCTGTGCCGCCTGTGATCTCGGCTAGATCCTGGCCATGCTCCAGGAGGCGGTTCGCAGTCCCATTGATCTTACACTCGCGGGTAGTGGTCCGGGCTACCATTTCGGTGTAGCTCTTCAAATTCCATTCCCGGCCCGCCGCGTCCTTGAATCCGGTGATGCCCTTTTCTGCCAGCGCTCCACGGTATCGCTTGGCTGTCTGCTTCCAGGTCTGGTAGCCTGCCACATCACCCCGGACAGCTTCCAGGGCGAGGTTCCGATATACATCATCCACTCTCCGGCCTATGACTGCATCGACATCCTGGAGCCGAGCATAGGCATTATCCGCCAGGACCTGCATGGCCTGTTGATGGATCGCCCCAAAGGCGATCTCTGCGGCCAGGCCCTTGTCCACTTCGGCCACGGCGGCCTGATAGACTGCTGAGACCGCTTCCTCGCACCAGGACCGCCCGCCTGCCAGTAGATCCTTTCGGATTGCAGCGACGTTATTCTTGAGGGCCTGCAAGTTCTTGAGGTCGTTGCCCTTCAGGAGTGCCTTATTGTACTCCTTTAGGATCTCCTGCTCTGCAGCTTCGTAGAGCTTGATGAGCCGCAGGGCTTGAGCCTCACTGAGCCGGCTGGCCATTGAGATCCTCTAATGCAGGCAGTGTCAGTTTCGCAGCCTCGCCTGGCTCCTGGATTGCAGGCCCTCTGATATCTTCCATTGCCTGCTTAATCTGCCCCTCGGACATTCCCCGCTCCCTCATGGCATCCTGTGGGCTCATGGCCTGGGCGGCGATGAGAGTGGCCTGCCTCTGGGCATCTAGCATATCGTCTTGCTGGAGGCCGTCTTTCCATTTGATCTGGAAATCTGTAATTTCGATTGCTCCAGGCATCTCATGATAGACTTCCATCTGGGAGCAAAGCCGGATGGCCTTCTTCAGCCGGGCGTCGTATCGCAGCTTAATCCCGCCCGCCTTCGACAATGGCCTGCTCAACATGAGCTTTAGGGCGGTGCCTGAGAGTGCCGTGCCTGCCTGGCTGGCATCGAAGGCTACCCTGCATGTCTCGGAGACTTCATAGAGCCTCTGCATGAGGTGCTCGATGGATGTGTAGCTGGTGACCGGCGGGCCCCGGCCATCTATGATCCCGGGAGGGACCTGGCCTTCGACCACAGCGATATATCGAGATCCTCCAACCACCCTATACTCGCCGTCTCTGGGGTCCTGCTCTTCTATCGGCGGGCCGTACATGCTCGGATCGGCAAACTTATCCTCTATCCTGAATATCTGGGCATACCTCATGAGGATCTCATGAAGGATGCTGTTGATGTCGGTATAATCGTCAGTGCCTATGAGCTGATCTGTCTCGGGCTTGTTCTGGATATCGATAATATCATAGTCATCCAAGCCGGTGGGCTCGATGGGCTTCAGCCCGGCGAACTCCGGGAAGCTGTCCAGAGGTAGCGCCTCAGAGTCAATCTTACCGGATTTGAGACGGTAAATCCGGTGCTCGATGACATAGCTGTCCTCGCCATCGGCAGGCGGCCTATGGACCTCTACTTTGAGGAAGCTGATCTCCTTTCGCTTTTCGGCAGGATCGGAAAAGGAGTATGCTATAATGTGGGCCTTGATCTGCTTGATGTTGCTGATGGAGACGACAGGATACCAGTATTTGGGTGGGATGTTCTCAATGATCCCCCGGCCATCGTACCGGATCTTAAGGATGTTGCTGCCGCACTTGCTATAGTCGACCACCCCATCCTGGATACCTTCCCATAGTAGATTATCCTCGATGATCCGCTTGAGGGCGGCTAATTGATCCTCCTGATCTGCCTCTACTTCAGGGATCTCTCCGGTTACCAGATCGGACCAGAGCCGAGAGAGAAGCCTATGGAAATTGATGACAATCCTGAAATCTCCGCTCCTATCGGCCCGGAGCTTGCGGATTTCATCCTGCCAAACTTGATTATGCTGGCCCCTGAATAGCTTCGCATTCCGCTCATAGAGCTGGAGCCGGGCCTGGGTATCGGCATCTTCGGGCGGCCAGGGCTGCCGGAGTTGTAGGATGGCCTCATAGTCAGTAATCAGGATAATCAGCTCTTAGATTTTCGGGACTCCGCATTGGCCTGGAGG